CTCTAGACTTTTGTCTGGGGGGATGAATCCCACAATTCTTTTGCAGGACTGAGTCTCATATCGAGACTCGGGATTGTAGAGGGATAGGATTGTTGGAAAACTCTCTTCGCATCTTCTACGCTGATGAGCTCGTCCCATGTATTATGGATTGCGTTAAGGGCAGCGTTAAAGCGCTTACCTCGCAACTTGTGTATGATGGACTTGCTCTTAGTGGAGCCGATGCGGTAATAAAGAGAGTTGGTTCCTAGACACGCCTTCAGCGCTGCGATCGGTCCCTTACTCTCGTTTACGAGCTTCTTGGCCTTAGTTCGATTCCGAATTAAAGACCGTCTTAGCTCACCGAGTTTTACTGGTGCAGTCGCCCGCGTCGCGGCTCCGTTCTTTGTGCGGTATGCTAGCTCTTCTTGGCTTAATGCTAAGTTGAGAACATCCCGTACACGGACGCCCGTCGTGGTTGCTGGAAGCGTGGAAAGTTCCTTTCGTAGGTTCTTGTACGTGGCAGAACTCTCATGGTGATTGGTAGCTGCGCCACCGCCTTGCAAATAACCGATTACGGTAATTGCATCAGCGTCGCGCACGCCGCCACCACCATGACGGATAAGCCCGGGCATGTTCCTCCGAGGGGAGTTGGAGTAGAGATTACGACGGATCGCCGATCTGATTGCTTTCGTCCCTCTTGCCTTTGCAAGAGAGTCTATCGCTAGATGGCCCCGCTGGTTACTCTTGCTCCTTGAACCAACAGCCTGGCCGATACGAACGTGAGATTCGATCCGCGCACTGCTTCCGTCTTTCGTTACGAATCGTTCGCAGAAGACCCCGTTGGTTCCTCTGTATGACTTTTCTGTGTTAGACTTGAGATGCAGGCTCGCGATCGCACGCTCGTATCGGGTACACGTGCTAATCCGCCACAGACCCACAAGGTCGTCACCGCAGGTGCGATGGTCCGTTTGCTCCCCTCCTGCCTCATCTGCTGCAAAGCTGTTGAGGATCGACAGGATGGTCCAGCTCGGCCCAAGCCCCATAAGGGCTCCGCACTTCGTGACTTCCCCGCTCGGTAGAGTGTGCTCGTTTATGACTGCCTGCACTGCGTTATCCCACCACTCTGGTTTTCCAGTGTGAGAGACAATGCAGTCTAGCACGAAACGAGCCAGCTCGATCGAAATAGGGTCCGTGGATTTGGAGAGGTCCGCTGAGTAGATGACTCTTTCGGATTCATCGTCCGTCGAGAGATGGATGACCTCCGAAGAGTCGCGCATTGCGTCGCGTGTCACAGTGAACGTCTTGAGATGCTGCTTCAGAAATGAAGTCATCGCTCGAGCCGCCCACACTACGTCACACGTGTGTATTGTCGCTACTCGGACCTTTCCTTCGGGCGTAACGATCGGTGCGATTTTCGCTTTTCTGTTGAATCTCGCCTCGTCTACCGCCTCTGTGAATAGCTCGGGAAGTGTTCTTTGACGTGGCTTCGTGTGCGCCCAGCCTAGCTCGGTCACGCTTAGCCATCCGTCGATGTCTTCATTCGAGACAGCGCCGGATAGATCGTCGTCAGGAAGATTGAGAGCCTCCTTTACGATCTTCTGTTGCTCTTTCGAGAGCCTCCTCACGGAGCCCCAGAAGTCGTCCGGGTCGTAGCCCCAATCGAACTGCGCGATCAGACTCATCGCCACTTCCTCGCACTTCATCATACGTTCGATACCGACCATCTCGGCGGATACCTGCCCGTGCTTCTTCAGCACGTATGCAGCACCTCCGTGATTGCCTGATTGTTCGTAGCAGGACTTGTTACTAGGGAAGGGTATTCTCGCCTTCATGTGATCTTTATTCTTTCTGCATCGAAAGATGCGGGCGATAAATTTCCGTAGGCGATCGAGTACCTCTTTCTCTGGCAACGGGATCTGCGTGGTGATGCGCTTTGTACCTTCTAATACTTCGGCCGCTATCTCTTCTTTGCTCGCTTCGGCACCGATGATAGCCCGCGGGATTGTAGATGCGATGAAACAATTTAATTTGGATCGTCCCATCAACTTCAGTCCCTTCGTGCTGTTCGGTATACCCGAAGCTCGCTTGCGAAGATCATGCGCGAGTGCCTTCAGAGTAGGCTTGACTCCGTTGTACACGCACTTCGAGATGATCGCACGCATTTGCCGAATGGCTCGTCGATTATTCGGCGCGTGCAGTCTCCCTCGGAGTTCACCGTACATAGACTCGAGCATAGTTCTGATGGCCTCCCAGTTCAAACGAACTAGCCGAAGATTAGAACCTCGCTGTTTTCCAACATTCCACTTTCGTGCCGTTGACATATTTGTCGGCAACCGCGAAAGAGGGTTCACAATATTAGGTTTACCTAATATTGTATGACTGACACCTAAGAAGTGG